CTGTCTGCTGTGTTTGCTATCATAGTATTACCTAAGTTAGTTGCTGTATTCTATCCTGAAGTAAATGTAATTGTAGGTTACACTGAGGTAGAGGGTGGTATACTTAACTGGCTACTTGGTGCTAACGAGACTGTAAGATGGCAAGCTGCATCTGGCTTTGTCATAACACCTTTAGATACTCACATTGTGTCAGCTATAGTTGGCCTATACTTCGGAGCAGGATTTACTAAATGATAAACAAAGACACAGAATGGCATCTCTCTAAGTCAGTACCCATCACATTAGTTGTAGCTATAGTGTGTCAAACCATAGCCCTTGTCTGGTATGTGTCATCCTTAGATAACAACGTAAAGAATAACACTAAGGAGATACTCAGGCAAGAGGTACGTATTGAAAGATTAGAGACTGTAGTACAAGGCCAGGCTCTAACTTTAGCTCGTATAGATGAGAATATTAAGTCCATACGTATAATGATGGAAGCTATGAATGCTAAAGATAATTAAATGTATCTTACTCTCAGTTATCCTAACTGGTTGTTCATCTACAATCATAGAGTACCCATCTGTTTGTCCTAACAATGAACCCAAATGTCAGAGAAACTTAAATGCTCGAACACTCTCCCTTCTTGGTAACCCTGAGGCAGCTACTAAGCTTCTCTGCCAAGATCCTGATTTTAAAACTGTCCTTGGTGACGATTGCACTAGCTGACAATGTAGAGTTAGGTGACTTCAGTAACAACTATGAGGACTCAACTGTAAGTAGTAACAACAACACTGACAGTACGACTAACAACTACAATGCTACAGGTGCAGGTGAAGCAGCACCAGTTATGTCAAGTATAGCACCTACAGTTATGGGTGGTGGAGGTAATGACAGTTGTTTGCTACCTACAACATCAGGTCTACAGCTTAGTTTGTTTGGTTACTCACAAGGTACAATGAAACAAGATGAGTACTGCAACAGAAGAAAGAATAGTAGGCTCTTAGGTACACCACAACAACTAGGTGGTCTAGGTTTACAGATTTCAGGGATAAGTATTATCTGTGACGATCCTAATGTATTCAAGGCAATGATACTAGCATCCACACCTTGCCCTATCATGGATGTTATAACTGGTAAACTACTGATGGGTAAGAAAGCTGTAGATAAGTATAGAGAAAATCCTGACGTGTTTATAGTTGGGTACGAAGGCAACAAGAAGTTTTGGGATAAGCTGTTACGTATAGGAGAGGATTTAACAGATGAAACAATTAAACAAACTGACACTAGCAGGGACACTCGCAGTCTTAGTGAACGGTTCAGGAGTACTCGCAGAGGACTTCAGTCAGACAGGGGATCAGAAGATACAGTCGTTAATTAACACGATCAGTATCATTGACAATAGATTACAGTTGTCAATTAACTTAGGTATAGGTGCTGTAGGTTATGCTGAAGTTGGTGGTGTCATAGTAGACGGTGCACTTGACGGATCTAAAGTTACAGAGGCTATGTTGGTAGCTTACGAGGATGCTAGAGATAATGTACTAGCACATGACTATGCGACAGCTACAAATGCTAATCAGTTGTTTATCCAAGAGCACACAGCTGCGATGAATAACTTAGTAGAAGCTGTTGACATCTTAGGGGATGCTACATCTGTCCTTATGACAGCTACATCTGTTGCTGAGTTTGCTGAGGAAGCTGACACAAAGCCTGAGCAAGTTGTACTACAAGAGATGATAGCTACAGATGAGTACAGTATATCAGCTGCTGAAGTTGAAGACTACAACAATGCTATAGATGCTGTAGCTGAGTACTCACAACAAGCTGGTGCATTCATGGCTGCAGCAAACAACTCAGAGTTGACAGCTAGTATTGATACGTATGCATCTAACAACAACATACTAATCGGTTCGTACACAGCCATCACATACACACAAAGCATAGACGAATTTGTCATTGCATGGGATGAGACAGGTTACGGTACAGGCTGGAATGGTTACCTAACAGATGACATGAGAGATGCTGATGATGTCTACGGAGCTGCATCATACATCTTACAACATGGATCAGCTTCAGCAGGTATGTAAGGATAGCTATGATAGAAGATGCAGAAGTAAAAGTAGGTGGGTTTACATTCAAAGGGTGGTACATAGCAGCTGCCCTGCCCATACTAGGTTCTCTTAGTGGAGGTATCTACTACGGATACGACACATTACAAAGGTTCTATGCTGTTGAGTCAGGTATAGAAACAGTTGTAAAGAAGTCAGGTTCGTTTGATACCAAGGCAGGAGAACTCGGTTCAAGAATACAAACACTAGAACAGGCGGTGCAGGATAATGATGTTAGAGGGCTTAACACTAGGTTGTCAACGATTAGTACGCAGATGCAAACAATCTTGGAACAACAGAAAGACTTGCTTGACTTACGTAGTCAGGTTGAGAGATCAACTGGGATCACTGATAGTTTGGATAATAAGCTTGACAAATACCAAACAGAAATAGATGATATATGGAAAGCATATGATTCATTAGTTGACAACCCCTTAAATTAAAGAGGATAGAATGGCGAAGAAGAAAGACCCACGGTTAGAACGAGCAGGAGTATCAGGTTACAATAAACCTAAAGCTACTCCTAGTCATGCAACAAAATCACACGTTGTAGTTGCTAAAGAAGGTGACAAGATAAAGACTATACGTTTTGGACAGAAGGGTGTTAAGGGTAGTCCTGATGGATCAGCTAGAAACAAAGCATTTAAAGCTAGGCATGCTAAGAACATTAAGAAGGGACCAATGAGTGCAGCTTACTGGGCAAACAAGGTGAAGTGGTAATGGTGAAGAAAGTTATAAAGAAAACTCTTAGTCCTTCTGAAAAGTATAGACAGCTAAAAGCTCAAACAGAAGCTGCAGGTATGATGGTATCTGAGGTAAATGGTAAGATAGTTGTTAAGAGAAGGTCTAAAAAGTAATGGCAGATAAGAAACCAATATGGAAAAAGAAACGTCCTAAGTCCTTAGGTAAATCTAAACCTTTGACGGATGGCCAGAAGAAGAAGGCTAGAGCTAGAGCATCTAGGGCTGGTAGAAAATATCCTAACATGATTGATAACATGTGGGCATCTAGACAATGAGAGGAAAGAACATGCCAAAGAAAAAGAAGAAAGCACCTAAGGGTTACCACTACATGCCAGATGGTAAACTTATGAAGGGTGCAACTCATAAGGCAGCAACTAAGAAAAAGAAGAAGGTTAAAAAGAAATCAGGTTACTAGTACCAATGTTATAGTATAACATAACAAAAGCCCCAAGGAGAAATCCGAGGGGCTTATTTGTTTTTAAGTATCTATGTACCAACTTAAACACTGGACTGATTCTATGTTCCAATCCTTAGCTTTGAGTAATTCCTGTACACCAATCCTTAAACTATACTCACAGTCTTCTAAGTTATCGTAGACTATAGGATCGGATGAAGTCATACAGGTTGTTGTTTCTAGGTAACACAGTAGTATAATCGGGGTAAACATTATTCACCTTCCATTTCCTTTACTAATTTATCTAAGTACCATCTAGCTTTACGAAGATCTTCTAAAGGTTTCTGTTTGTACCTGTATCTGTGTAAGTACTTCTTGCAGTTACCTTCTAGGTATCCCATAAACATCATGTGATCCATGTTATCTTTCATGTAATCAATACATTCTACCTTACCATTACCGTAGTGTGGTGGTTTGTTGACAACATCTGCTTCTGCCTCTTCCATCAAAGGGTGTTCACGTTGTGCATCTAGATTCCACTTAGCCATTATGCAGCCTCTTTCTCCAAGTTAATTAACTCAGCATCTGTGTAAGGGATATGAAAGAACTTCTCTCCCTTGGTTATGTATCTACCTTTAGCTTCCTTCAGGCCATCCTCAGTTAATAAAGTATCCTTTATTCTCCATGCCTGTTTCATATCAGCTCTAAAGATATAGAAGTTTAACACACCATTCTGTTGTTTGTAAAGCTTAACTAACCTACCTTTACGTTCAGGTAATCTTATCTCAGCCCAGTTAGTATTCCAATCACCTTTCCATCCTGTCTTAATCTCAGCTTCATTGAAGTAAGTATAGTCACCTTTCTGAGAAACAACATCTACATTGTAGTCTTCCTTTGTGCTGACAATTGTATGTCCTACACTCTCAAGGTATGCAGCTAACCTATCCTTAGCCTTACCATCGTAAGCATCATACAAAGCCTTGCTGAAAGGCCTCTTAACCATAACCATTATATTCTTCCTTCTGTAGTTTCTGGATCTAGGAATACTCTTAACTCTGCATACCCACCAATCAGTGAACCATCAGATGAGAATACTTGTGGTACAGTTTTAACTTTTGCTTTCTTCAGTAAGGTTAAGACCCACTTAGAACTCTGTGTTTGTACATTATACTCTGTGTAACCTTGGTTAACCTTATCAAGTAAAGCCTTAGCTGAACCACAGAAGGGGCAGTCGTCTTTAGTTATTATAGTATACATTGTTACCTTTCTACTATACTAACCCTTGGACTAAACCAAGAGCTAGTATTACTGTGATATATATTCCTATTGAAGTCAACATTATACTAAGTCCACAATCTCACAGCTATCCCCACTACAAGCTAAGGTTTGGTTACCTACAGTGTTATCTTCACTCTCGTACTCTGATACCTTAGACCAATCAATTCTGTTAGGCATCTGACCTAACATCTTTAAGTAACCTGTCTTATCACACTCTTGGTAGGGTGCTTGTTGGTACGTATGTTCACTGTAAGGTAAGAAAGATACACCTGACATTTCATCAAAGTATTTGTAAACAAATGCACCAACTTCAAACCATTCATCACCTTTAACATTAATAGTAACAGATGGTTTATGTTCACACCAGTGACGTTGATAAGCTAACCACATCTCTAGTTGTTCTATAGCAGTCATATCAGCAGTAACTACAGCATTTGTAGGAGCCTTCATAGGGAAACTAAACACTGTAGTCTGATCAGGTTTGAATGCTTCAGGTTCATTAGGTATACCCTGATCAATCATGAACTGTGTCAATGGATCTTTATTGTCACCTCGTACAGTCCTGATGTAGTACTTAGAGTGTCTAGCATGTATCCCACTAGAACTATCTACAAGCTGTGACACAGTACCACTAGGTTTATTGCAGCTGATAGCAGTTGATACTGGTATACCTAGACGATCAGCCCATTCAGCATTTGTATCTACAGCAACTTTCTTTAGGTGAGCAAGTGTCTTCTCTAAACCTTTGTTCTTCAGGGTCATCAACGGATTGTCCATTACACCAGTTAGTGACACACCGAGTAGTCTCTCTTCTTCTGTATTATCTTTCCAGACTTTACGAAGGTAAGGAAACTTAGTGTATGTAGATTGGATAGTACCTAAGATTGTAGCCAGACGTACCTTCTCAGACAGTGTGTCAATGTTATCTGTTGCTCTTACTACAACTTCAGTCAGGTTACAGAACTGTGACGGCCTTAAAATTATCTCACTGCAAGGGTTGGTCCCGAACTCATAGTCAGTGTCACGTCTACCATTCTTTAGAGCCTGTACCTTAGATGCTTGTCTATTAAAGATACCTCGTTCACCTGAACCTGATTCAACAAGAGACATCCACTCTCTCATAAAGGATAAGCTATCTGGTTTCTCAGTATAGGAAACAGAGTTGTTAGCCAATGCTCTTTGTGGGTTACTTTCCCACCATGAACCTGACTTAGCATGTCTCATACGATCATCTGATAAGTTAGATAAAGATATCATAGCTGACCTACGTACCCCACCAACCACAACTACTTCACCTATCTTACACATGATATCATGACACTCAATAGAAGATAGGTTACGTCCTTGTGCACCAATGAATGTCTCAATTGTAAAGTTAAACAGATCAACTAATGGTGCAGGACCTGATGCTCTACCACCGAATGTCTTGAGAGCTGCACCTGCTGGACGTACCTTAGATACATCCCATGTTGGTATCTCTCCACTATAAAGTAATGCAATCAACTGTCTTAATGCTTTAGCCCAACCTTCTTTACTATCCTTAACTACTATGTTTGTTTCACTCTCAAACAACTTAGGAACTTCAGGTAACTTCTGTACTGACTGACGTTCAACTGAGAACCCTACACCAGTACCACATAACAATATAAACATAGCTTCATCAAATGCTTTGACATCATCAACAGCTAAGTAGCTACAATTATACATACAAACATTGTCACGATCTGCAGCCTTGCCCGCAGTCATGAGTGACCTCATACTTGGCATCACACCTAAGTCTAGTATAGCCTTCTCTAGTTCTTTCTTAGTTACAATATCAACTAAATCACCTACAACATTCTTCATGTACCTGTCTATAGTCTCACTCCAAGACTCACGTCCTTTACCTTCTATGTACTTAGCATACCGTGACTTGTGTATGAAAGATTGGTAGTCAGTTGGTAAGTAGTTGTTGCTCATTCTTTAGTCCCTCTATCTTCTTTGTCTTCTTTAAACCAGATCATACGATCTATCTCACCTCTTGTCAAACCTATGTCTTTTAATTCCCTATCGGTCAACCTATTCAAATGCTTTACTGCATCCCTGTGTAGCTGCCAAGTAATCATGTAGTTAATAAACCTGAACCACCATCTACCTATTGCTCTTAATATCTTCATCTGTTGTCCCCTGAACCTTGTATTTTGTTTCTATCCTTACGACTTGAAAGCTTCTCAATATTTATGTCAGCTATCTCATCTAGGTTATACCCAATATCACTGGCTAGATTAGCTAAATACCAGAGCACATCTCCTAGTTCCTTAGCTACTTCATGTCTGTTAAACACACCATCTCTTACTTGCTTCTTAACCTTCTCAGCTACCTCACCTGTCTCACCACATAGACCTAATGTTGGGTACAGTACCTTATGTGTAGCTGGATAGATTGCAAAGCTAACTGCTTTCTGTTGGTAGTCTCTAAATCCTATTGTCATTCTTCTTCTTTCTCTATTAAAAATCCTAAGTCTATCTCCCCGAAAGAATCTAGATTGTCTACTATATCATCAGCAAATGCTTGGACAAACATGTGAGGTGTAATACCCACAATCTCAGCTATCTCTTCTATGCTAAACCTATCTATTAGTTTGTTAGCTAAACTGCTATTCATCTATCCACTCCTGCGGTATTTCTTTATCTGCATACAGAAAGTTATTCTTCTTACACCAATCACCATAAGAACTCTTAGCACCCTTGTATAATTTAGCCCTGCTGTTACTGAACACAAATCTAATATCATACCCTTTAAAGTACTGTCTCTGTATTTCTAAATGCTTGCGCCTGTCTGCAGCTGTGAACCTTCCCTTGGTTTCAATTATTATTCCGTTAGGTAATTGAAAGTCTGGTGTATAGGTTCTTATCTTAAAGTCTTCCCACTTAATCTTGAGTAACTCGTAACTAAATTTGACTTTCTTTTTCTTCAGGGCTTTAGCTGTTTGTTCTTCTAAGCCTGATCTATAACCTGCTTTGATTGCTCTTTGTCTAGTAGTTAATTTCTTAGGCAATGTCTATCTCATCTACTCTAGGTTCTTTTACTGTCTCAGTTAGGTAGATAGGAAAGGGAATAGCTGCGTACTTGTAAGCTTTCAATCCTTCACCACCATTAGCATCAGCCCAACAAGTCTTCTTGAAGTCACAGAAAACACAGCCCATATCTAACTTACGGTTGCCTGTCTTACCATCCAGTACATCATCATAACATCTAACAGGTGGTTCATCTTCAGCTAATACTTTATGTAGTTCATCAACTCTCTCTTGTGTATCAGGGAGTACATCTTCTGATGGTTGATACAGGGTAAGAGAGCCATCTACTTTATTCATAGCCCAGAAGGCTACACCCTCGTTGTTTGGTACACCTTCACTGTATGCTGCTATCTGTTGAAGGTATCCAAAAGGATCATCAAAAGGGAGGCTACCCTTAGAGAACTTCTTATAGGCAAACGGTGAAGCAGACTTAACATCAACAACATGCCCATCAATTACTGCGTCCATATGTCCTTTAATACCTGCTACCTTCACTGAGTGTTGCTCATTTGTCACACTGTGACCAGAAAGTTTAGCTAATGTTAAAAGTATTTCTTCAATAATATCTCCATATAGGAACTTCAGTAACTGATCTCCAGTTAGTTCCTGCTTAGGGTATCCTTTGTAGTCATACCACAATTGTCGGGAGGGTTTACCAATTGCGGATAGACGGAGGACTGCACCTCCCTTTTGACGAGGCGACAACCTAGACCGTAGCAAATCTTTTAGGTTGTCACCGAAGGTATCAATAACTTTATCGTTGTCTTCTGTCTGATCATATCCCTTTACAAGAACGTCATAGACATCAGAGATTAAGGTATCAATACTCTTTTTCATTTTAGTTCCTTTTATTTCTTTTTAAAAGTCTATAGTAAGTTCTTCAACAGGTGCAGCTTCAACTGCAGCTATAGTTTCTTTTGAGGTAATGACTGCACTTGTCTGGTTGTATTCTACAAGATCCATTACCTGACAGAAATCAAAGAACATTTCTTTAGTTTCATTGTTCATTGTAGATAGGTGACCTAACTTAATGATGTTACCGTACTGGCTGTTACCAATAGATACAAACATGTTAACCTTAGATCCGTTACCTATCAGTGCTTCAGATGGGTTACCGTTAGCATCATAGACTTCACCGTAACGTGTCCAGCCACCCCTAGTCTTTTCATCTAGTCCTATCTGAATGAACCTTGCACCATCGAAAGTAGAATCTTTACCCTCTTTTACTTTCTTGTTTAGTTTGTAGTCAGTCATTAACTTCTCTAACTGATCATTCATCTTGAGTGCTACAGTGTACTCCAAGTCTTCTGACATATACTTGGGTGCTGGTTCTTGTAGCTTTGCCCAGCTTACTTCAACATCTTTTAAAACTATTTTCTTATCTTTGGCCATGATTTACTCCTTGTGGCATTGGTCTGTTTAAATATAATACTACACTCTTTAGGATATGTCAATGGGTTTCTAACCAATTGTTTCCTATTTTTGCTTCACCATCCATTGGACAGTTTAGCTTAAAGAATTTACCAGCATCTATAATAGATTGTACTTGTATCTCCCCTAATCTCTCAGCTTGATCAGCATCAACTTCTGTTTGCCATTCATCATGTACCCAAGCACATTGTTTAAAGTTGATACGTTCTTCTTTAGCTTTACGTTGCCAGAATACATTGGCTAGTCTCATGATTACTGTCTCACCACCTTGCAGGTAAACAGACAAGGCTAGATGATCACTACCTATACGTAAGATCCTACCATCTAAGCCCTTCATCCATCCCATACTTGCAGCTCTAGATGCTTCACTCTTTAATCTCTTGAGTGTTGGTAGTGTCTCATAGAAGTTCTGCATTGACTTGTTAGCTTGCCCACCATTACATCCTAGTATCTCAGCAATCTTACCTACCCCTGCCCCCAGTAAGAAGGCATAGATAAACGTCTTAGCTGTTGGTCTATCTTTACAGTAGTTACCTAAAGCATTCTTGTTGAAGGTATGTATGTCACCATCTATGACCTGTTCGGTGTACACTGGATCATTCATGTAGTGAGCTAGTACCCTGAGCTGTATCCCTGCTGCATCAGTACCTACTAACTTCTTACCTTCAGGTACTTTAAAGACTTGTCTGCATTCTGCTGCGTACATGCCATCCATCTTCCAAAGGATACCTGTCTTACCGTGAGGTACTGATGGTATGTTAGCCATGTTAGGACCTCGATGTGCAGCTCTATGAGTTACAGCACCAGTTGTTATGACTGTACCGTGTACCCTGCCATCCCCTTGTGCCTTCTCTAACCACTCCTGAGCTATCTTCCAACGTGTCTCTAGTACCTTCCATGCCTTCAATCCTTTCACTGCCTGAGGTGCATCATCAGGTATGGTAGCTAAATTTTCTGGGCAAATTTTATAGCTCTCTCCTGACTTAGTTTTAACTGTTGGTTTCCATCCTAGTCTATCTAGTCTCTTATTAATTTGTGTTGGTGAAGCCAGATTAAATTCTTCCCAGAGTATCTTTGTGTAGTCACCCCATACCTCCTGATTATCTAGGAGTTGGTAAGCAAATATGCTGCCATCTTTCTTGTACTTAACTTCTACATCCTTAGCTTTAACAGCTATCGGAACCATGTATTTCTTTATCTCAGCTTCGATACGATTGTTTTCTTTTAGACAAACAGTGTAAATTTCTTGAGCTAAATCAATGTCAAGTGCAAATCCATTACGTTCTTGTTCACACATTATGGCATGTACCATGTGTTCTAAGTTGATTGATGATTGGCTAAAGTCTTCACCCTCTTTCATCAACTCATTGTATAGTAACTCAGTGACACGAACATCCTGTTTGCAGTACTCTTTCATCTCTTCAGTGTACTCAGAGAACCCTGAAAATTCAGTCTTAAAATCTCCTAGTCTCTCACCCCATACCTTCAGTGAATGTCCACCCCTGCGGGTAGGATCAAACAAACGAGATAGTACTAAGGTATCCACTGTTTTATCTAAGGGTATCTTGTATCCCCACAACTTCTCAATCACTGGTATGTCAAAGCCTATACCGTTGTGAGCAATCCATTGTGTAACATCCTTAGCAAACTTAGCAAATGCTTTTGGGCTGCGTATAATGTAGTTACCTTTCTTCCCTAATTCTTTTGCTACTACTACATGGATAACGGTAGCATCTAGACTATCAGTCTCAATATCAAATACTACTCTCATTGTATCTATCCCTCGTAACTATGTAGTCTACCACTACGTTTACTGTAGGTCAGGCTATCACATACACCTGTCTCACCAGTAAATCTATTCTTGATTACTCGTACCTTGGTAGTGTTACGTTCTAGTTCATCTTCAGCTTGGGTGTTTCTCTCTAAGGCTACAATCATGTTACTTAACTGAGCTATCCCTGCCGTACCTCTTATGTCTTGTAGATTGATAGTGCCACCCTCTTCAGGTGACTTCCTACTCTTATCTCTATTCAGGTGAGATACCATAATCAAACAGATATCTAATTCAACAGTTAAAGTTTTTAACTTAGTAACTATTTCATCTAAGGCTTTACGTTCATCCTTAGCATGATCAGATACTACAATACTTATATGATCTAATATTATAAACTTACACTCGCAGGAACGGACAAGATAACGAACCATGCTAACAATGCGTTCAACAGAATTACTCCCAAAACTATCGTAGAGATAGACACGGTTGCTACCAAGAGTTGCGTTATAAGCTTCATCAAATTCTTCCTTTGTGTATTGTGTATCGGGTAGGTGTAACATCTTCTCAGCATGTATTGACATCATGCCTAAGCCTGTATCTCGTACTGGTTCCTCTAAGAATAGAGTACCTACATGGCCTTTGTCTTGTCTTATCAGGTGGTAAAGTATCTCTCTCATAACTTGTGTCTTACCAACACCTGTACCAGCTACAAAAGTTATTAACTCACCTGTCCTTAGACCTCTAGTCATCTTATTTAAACCACTGAATGGGTACGGTACGCAGTCATAGGTTGGTGGTGTAGCTACTAAGTCATAGAGATCAGTACCTGCTAGTATACCATCAGGTGTAAAGGGTGCAGCTTTCTTGTGACTGTCAATGAATTCTCTTTCCCTGCCTTGTTCTATGTAGTTGTTAGGATCGTTCAGTGTCATCTTAACTAGGCGTACCTTACGAGGGTCAAACAACTCAGCTACTAGTAGAGCTGCATCTTGTCCTGCCTTGTCACTATCAAAGCAAATGTTAATCTTCTCAAAGCTATCGAGCCATTCATAGTTCCTCTTACAATCTTTGACTGCACCTTGTGCACCATTGATTACAGATACACATGGTTCAGACATAAACATCATCTGATATACTGACATGGCATCATATTCACCTTCAGTAATTGTTACTGACTTACCACCTTTAGAGAAACATGACTGCCCAAACAAGTCAGCTTGTGCATTGCCATTAAACTTAAAAGTTTTCTCAGTTAAACTTCTCTCTTTAAACCCTGTAGGTTTACCATTTAAAGTGTAGATCAGGTTGACTGTATCACCTGACGTTAACACCTTATACTTTTCTGATACTGCCTTAGTTAAACCCCTGCTAGTTATAGCTGCAGGTGATCCTGATACTGGTGGCAAGGGCTTCACAGCCTGTAAATTTGGTTGCATGATTTCTAGTGCTACTCCTTCATCATCATCATTAAAATGTTTACTCTTACAAACATGACAAAACAAACCATCATCATATGGGTACGCCCCATCACTACTCCCGCAGCTTTGGCATGGTTGGTGTTTCTTGTGTTCGTATTCCATCGAATAGTTCAACTTCTTGTGCCTCCTTAACTTTAGAGATACATCTAGGACAAGGTGACCAGTTCTGTCTATCCTCTTCCCAGTATATCTCAGTCTCTTTTGTTAGAGCATTACAAATATAACATCGCATACTTTAGTAATCCCCTTCTCTCGTTGTTAACCTGTACCATATTAACTTAACAGCTATCCAAGGCCAAAGCAAGGCAACCTTATAGAAATTTAGTTCACCCTCTTCAGGTAAGAAACCCTCAATTAAAAAGATTACACCTAAAGAATACATTATTAGTACTGCCCATGCAGCCATCATGTAAGGTTCTATCATCATTTACCTTATTTCTCCTTGTTAATATGGAAGGGATATGGATGTAACTGGTTCCCCTTGTACTTAGTACGTATCAGGGGCAACCGTTAATACTCATTATACACCCTTTTTCTGATCTGTCAACCCCTCCAATTCTTTTATTTTATTTCTGTATTCATTGAGCATCATGTTTGTAATAGCTACATCAGTTGAAACATGACTAGGCCTAACACCTGTTGGGTATCTCTTTAATTCATCTTCTAATCTAGATACAGTCCGCCTGTATACCTCTAGTTCTTCAGCTTTATCTACTCTTGCCATCATAAGAACAACCCCCATACAATCGTTATTGCCAAGCTAAAGGTGTACGTTACACCAATAGCTGCGAATGCTAACGTAAGATAAACAAGGCTATTCATTAACCTGTCTTTACGTTGCTTGTCTCGTTTATGTTTAGTTGTATTAAAGTACTTGCTCATTTTGTTACCCTTTCTTTTACCCATAATCTTTTAAGTTTATTATTTCTGCCACCCTTAGCACCTGTCTCTTGCCTATTCCTTTGGGCTGTCCATTGGTCACCCTCTTTATATGTTCTTATGTTAAAGACTGCCCGCATCCTTTTATTCTCTTTCTTACATACCAGTTCATGAGCTAGTCTTAACCTGTCTTGTACATCTAGCATTTTGCTACCCTTTCCTCTATTTTATTTGTGATACCCTTGATTGCAGCATACCTTTTCACTACCCGCAAAGCATCCTCTTTAGTTTTTACAGTCTCATAACAAACAAGCTTGCCCGTCTTGTCACTAATTGTATTCACTACAAATCTATTAAACATTTTATTTTCCTTTCTCTAAATATATTTCTACTGTATTAACTCTATACCCGCAGGTCAAACACTTCTTATTTCTTTTTGTGGACGGGTAACCAAGCTTAAAATATTCCCTTGTATCAATTACTTTAAGCTTACGCCTATAGGATTTGCTCAGGCACTCAGGACAATAGCTTAAAGATTTATTCATTTTATTTAATCCTTTTCTTGTATATTATATTTTAGCTCGTTTGACATAGTTTTGCAAAGCTCTGCAATTCTATAAAGTTCTTTTTCCATTTCTGCTTTTGTTAAGTCTTCAGAAACAATTTCTAAACATGAAATTTCTATATCAACTAAATTTAGTATTATATCTTTATCTATCATTTTATTATTTCCCTTCATTCATTTGAATATCTGTTACATGAATTGATTTACCTAAGTTTATAACATGTAAAGCATCAGTATATTTTAAATCATAATGACAACTGAACTTATCCACAGTTATAAAATTGTTTACATAATCAAGATACATTTCTTTTAGTTTAGAATTATTATAAAGTTTTCTAATGTTTTTTAATTCTATTTCTTTTTTAAGTATACGAGTTCCAACTGTTTGCATTTTATTTAATCCCTTTTATAAACTCACTAGCTTCTACAATGGTTACATCTTCTACAATAAACAAAGCTTGTTCCACATTGATAATATCATCAGTACTAGTAAGTTTAAAATCATCAACACCAGTACTAGTTTTTAAACCTCTTGCGGCGTATACATCTAAACCTTTTTTAAATGCTTTCATGGCTACATTTTTATCATAAAATTGCATCTCGTTGCGAGTTTTATTGTACCATATTTTAGTTTTCATTTTATTCATCCCTATATTCTTGTTTATCCCAATAATCTAAAGCTTCCGCCTTAGTCATATCACCCCAATGCATTGCGTCTTCAATCCATTGCCTTTTGAATTTACTCCAATGCCTTTTACTATTCATTTTATTTTCTTTCTGTTTTAGTTTAATATTATCTAGTGACACCTGTTAGAGATGCCACCGATAATATTAAAGCTTTAGGCATAGTCTACAACGAAACCTGTTGTGTCTCTTTTGGCCTTGCCCTTGGCATACAGTGAAACAATATGACCACCTTTTGGGTCTAATATTCTTAGGTCGTCACTATCCCCATCAACTATGGGTAGACCTTTCCAATGTTTAGCTAATACCTTTTCCCTAAAGACAACCGCAATATTCATACCTTTATCTAATGCTGTTTGCATCATATCACTATATGATTTTTCCTTACCACTATATGACCACGTTAAATGATAGTTGTCTATATGATCAACTTTTCTGTTAGCTATTTTAGTATAGTCATAGAATTCTATACGTGGAAACAATTCAAATATTGTGTAACCTTCAACCTTGATCAATTCAAACCTAATATCCGATGTAC